ATGCAGTTCTGACACTTCTGACAAGATGATCTGGGCTGGCGTCTGAGGCAGGGGCTCATGAGTTACAGCAACTGGCTCAGGCGCTGTAAACACGAATGGCTCCACAACGGGCTCAGGGTACGGCCCAGCGGGTTTTTCCTCTACTGGCAATACAAGTACCAGTTTTGGCTTAACACCATTCAGGCGGGCTCTGACGGCCATGTAGTGGGCATGCAGTTCTTCAATCGTTTGCATCTTCATCTCCATTTCAATTCAGGGCTACGCAGATCGTGAAGATCGCGGCGATGGCGGCGCATGTGGCGGCGAGATTGGCAACTTCGTAAGCAAGGGCTTTCATGTTCATCTCCATTGATTGGCTACAAGTTGAAGTTATCCTGAATCAGTTGCCAAATCATTAATCCGATGAAGAGAAGCGCCGCATTGCAGCCAAGCACGATAACTCCGGTGAACATGGTTTCTATGACGTTAAGAAGGGCAAGCTGGTAATCGGTCATGTTGGTCTCCTAGTGTTCGCTCATGGGAAATTCCGCCAAATACTTTCTGGCGAACTTGACGCAATTTCTCAGGGACTCATCTGCTGTGTCACAAACCTCATCGTCCTTGCTTCCGTCCCCATGACACGCGATGATCGTTGACATTGCGTATGTAAGGGCCGTCAAGGCGACAAAAGTTTCGTTGCCACTACAGATCTTCAAGATCTCGTATTTCATTTTATCAGCGATCCGGTTGTCTTCTTCAAGGTTGTTCATTTCATTCTCCATCTTTCCCCTCCAGTGCTTTGCGGGCTATTTGGCAGTGGCAACCCATTGACCCGCACCACTGTCTTCGCTTTTCCCATGTGCATTTTGACAACATATCCCGCAGCGCCGCCTCCAGCTTTTCGATGCGGGCATATAATTGCAGGGCGTCACAAGACAATTTGTCATTTGCAGCGCCAAGCTCGTCGATGCGTGCGTCTCGTTCCCCAATGAATACATTGTATCGAACGAGCCAGTCTTGCCACTGCGGAAACGTCAGTTCGCCAACGGTTGGTAATTTAAGATCGAAGCCCATGTCGTCAGTCATAGTCCCTCTCCTTCGGCAAAATCCAACTCGACTTTGATGCAGGCGATTGGCTTTTCACCATCATAAGGGCCGTTAATGCAGGGGCCGTTGCGCCATTCTAGCTTGCCAGTCGCTTCAATATATCCGTTAGGGTAGACGGCTAACCACACCGTCCGCTTGTGGCGGGGGCGGATTTCGATGAGGTCGCCACCGCCCTCATGTCTGGGAGTGCGCATACCATCTAATTGCCAAGTAAAAAGTTCCCATCCAGTTTCGTATTTAATTGAGCCATGAACCGGATATTTGTCTGCCCCATCCGTCGCATAGATGCGGACTTCCCGGCCATCGCGAGTGCGATACTTTTTGTTGATGTCAATCATTTACCTTCCTCCCCATCGTAGGGTTATTGCGCCCGCGCACCTTGGTGTTAGGCCAGACCCAGATCTCGCCCGTGTCATCCTGAATGCAGACCCACAGCAAATGATGCTCGTCGCCGTTGTCGATCATGAAGTGGCAGAGCGCCCTGCCCAGCGGTGTGGTGAGCGGGATGGTGGGGTTAAGCTGAAGGATCATTTGCTTTCTCCATCCGCTCAGCAACCCGCGCCCAATGGTTCGCCGTCCTGACCTGAACCCCCTTCTTGCCTGCCGCTGAGGCTTTCGCAGGATCAAAGAAGTTTCTCTTTTCAGGGGCCACAGCCTTGCCGCCGCTGCTGGCAATCTTGCGATGTTTCTCAGGGTCCATAGATGCAAACCCACGTTTTGATTTCTCGTTCATTTAAGTCCCTTTCTTGCTGCCAATGCGCGACGGCGGATCTCATTGCGGTCATCCTCGTCATGGACGTACTGAAGCGCCAGCGTGACTATGTGGCCAATGTGATCCAAGGTGTTGTCGATGAAATCCGCCGCCTCAAATCCGTCTGGGTTGATGGCTTGCTTCCAGACCTTGGGGAAGCGCGGATCTATGTAATTTTCAGTCATTCGAAGTCGGTCTTGGATGTTCATAGGGTGTATCCATCTCAAAAGTGGCAACCTCTCTACCCTACGCTTGAGAGGTTGCCATTTAGTTAACGTGCTACGCCGTGTACTGTGGGGCGAGCTTTTCAGCCATCTCGCGAACGCCGTCATCAACAAAGTCTTGTGCAACCCTCTCGCCAGAGAACTGACCGGCAAACGCCATGTAGTTGATGGCGTCAACGTAGTTGTCCATCTTGCCGGGCGCGTTCTTGATGCGGGCCAGCTTCAGGGAGTGCATGAAGACTGTAGCATGATAGCGGGAAAAAGGTTCCCCAGTTATCATTTCGAAGATCCCGCAAGCGCGAGAAAACACATCACCGACATCGCCATACTGTTCATTTCTGTCCCGAAGGATGGCGACAGATTTGCCTATAATTTCAATGTGATCCATCTCAACAGCCTCTAAGTTTGTGGTTTCATCAGTCTGATTCGCCATGACGCATGCCCTTGTTTGCGGTTGTCATGTTTCCAAGTTCCTTGATTTTGCCGACATGCAGATGGTTGATGGCGGTATAGCCAACGGAATAATATGGGTCTGCCCCATACCCTCCCTTGGTGTTTTTATACAGCTCGTCAACAATCAGAAAGTCGTTGTGTTCCAAAGCCGTGCAGAACTCAGCAAGGTTTTTGGCAGGGTAATCACACATCACTTGGTGGATTGCAGAGCCCCCATAAGACGGCATGTTCATTGTGATGATAAACCTCATTTCACCTCCATTTCGATCTCAATCATGCGCTTCGCTTCATCAGCGCCTCGACACACAATGACGCGATCACCAATCGACTTCAAGTAGTCATGCCAATCTTTTTGGCTCTTATCAACGACGCCGCCTTTCACCCGTTTCATCTCAACCCAGAGTTTCCACGCCGGAATGTAAAGGTCGGGAACGCCCGCACTGACGCCCTCGACCTTCAACCGGGTGGCTGTGGTGATGCTGCGAGCCCCGCCATTGGGAATCGCAAAGATCCTTACACTGTCAAAAGTTTGACGAAACCACTTGACCAACTCGCGCTGCTCTTCATGCTCTGTCGGGATTCTGTCAGTCAACAGTTGAGTCTTCAAAACGGCGGCTCCATGAACCATTCATCGCACTGATTCGCCACCTGAGTGAACTCTTTGGGCGGTTCCATGTCAAACACACCGCAGCGACCGTCCCCGCTATAATTCATGCAGTTGTAGCAGAACCGGGGCGGTCCATTGGCAAATAGCTCCTTCATCATCTTTTCATGTGCCTCTAACTCTTCTGGCTTCTCGTGCCTCATTCCCAGCTCCTGTTGGTAACGCGGAAGAACTTTCCGTCTTTCTCGTATTTGATGGTGTGAGGTGATTCGGCATACATATTCATCAAATCAGACATTTCATCCAAATTTTCAATATACAAACCACTACCATCAAAACCACCAGAACGTGAAATTTTAAAAACAGATTGCCTCGCCTTCTCGCCTGCATATCCATCATGCGTCACAGGAAAGTACTCGGTGATTGGCGGGTCTGACAAGGCTCCATAGTACGACACCGCCAACATTTCCTTGCCACTGGCGCGGCTGATGTGCTTGCGCCAGCGCCAGTCAGTCACCCTCATTTCGTTTCCGTCGAGCCCCATGATGTCATCGTGATGAAGCTTCAGTTTCTTCTGAGCGATAGGAAATTCAAACTGACAGGACGGGCATACTCGAACGCTTGGATGAACCAGCTCGTGGCAGTTGGGGCAGAGCTTCACGGGCGCCTCGCCTTCGCCCGCCCCTGCCTTGCCTCTCTTGGGCGGCTGCACCGCCGTGATAGGCCCGTGCGTTGACACTACGCCCGCGAAGTCCAGAACCATGCAGTGATCGGTGTGAGACTTCAGGCGCATCCCGCGCCCGGCCATCTGCACATATAGCCCGGCGCTCATTGTCGGGCGCAGCATGGCGATCAGGTCAATGTCCGGGTAGTCAAAACCCGTTGTCAAAACATTGGCGTTGGTGAGCGCCCGCAGCTTGCCAGACTTGAAGTCGTTCAGGATCTGCTCGCGTTCCTTCTTTGGCGTCTTGCCGGTCACGCAGGCCGCAGGGATCTCTTTGTCGTTCAGCACCTTCGCCACATGATATGCGTGATCAACGCCAGTACAAAAAAACAACCACGCCTTGCGGTCCCCGGCCATCTCAATGACCTCATCAACAATCGCCCGGTTCTTCGGATCGGTGTCCACCGCCGCCTGCAACTCGCTCTCAATGAACTCGCCGCCGCGCTTGTGAACGCCGGAAACATCAAGCTGTTCCTTTGTGTGCTTGCTGCGCAGCTTGGCGAGGAACCCCCTATGCACCAGTTCTTCAATGCTGACCGGCTCCAGCAGATCATCGAACAGAGCTGGCTTGTCGGTGATCAGGCCGTGGCCCAGCCTGAAGGGCGTGGCGGTCAAGCCGATCACTCGCATCGCCGGGTTGATTGCAGACAGCTCCTTGAGGAACGTCCGATAATCTCCGGCCTCCTTGTGGTTCACCAGATGGCACTCATCAATGATCACCAGATCAATGTGGCCAACGTCCTTGGCCTTCTTGCCAATGGACTGGATGCCAGCAAACGTAATGGGCTCACCGAGGTGCTTCTTGCCGATGCTGGCCGAGTAGATCCCCAGTGGCGCGTTGGGCCAATGTTCGCGCATCTTCTCGGCGTTCTGCTCGATCAGTTCCTTCACATGCGTCAGCATCATGATATGCGTCTCGGGCCATGTCTGAAGTGCGTCCTTGCACAACGCCGCAACGATGTGGCTCTTGCCTGATCCGGTGGGCATGACAATGCAGGGGTTGCCCGCATTGCTAGCGCCAAACCAAGCGTAGAGATCGTCTATCGCCTTCTGTTGGTAATCACGAAGCTGGGTCATTGTCGATCCTCACTTTTGCTATTTCAAAATAAGCCTCATCTCGCTCAACTCCGATGAAGCCAAATCCTTCCCTCACCGCAGCCTTACCCGTCGATCCAGAACCCATGAAGGGGTCAAGAACCGTGCCGCCCGGAGGGGTGACAAGACGGCAGAGGTAGCGCATGAGGTCGGTTGGCTTGACGGTAGGATGTGAATTTCGATATTGCGTATTGCGGCCTTCGCTTAAGCTAGACGGTTTGCCGCTTGTCCCATTTGCAGTTTGAAATTGGACAAATGCTTGCGGATCGTTTGTCAGTCCCTCGTCCCGATCTTTCTTGCTAGTTTTGGCGCAATAGAAGAAGCGGGCGGCGGAGCCGGTGCTTTTTTCATATTGTTTTGGGTCTTTGTACTCCGAATGTTTTCCATAGATGTTGTTCTCAGCTTTTTTGCTGGCTTGATTGAAAGCCCCGCTTGTTGTCTCAGGAAACAAGTCCAGCACCAACTGCGAGCCGTCATGGATCAGGTTGGCGGGCCAGCGGCCTTGTGTCGTTACACCAGCGCAGCGCGACCCGTTTAGCCCATTGCCAAATGCGTTCAGCGACGTTTCAGACTTGCTTTCAATCAGCGGACGACCATCGCTTGCCTCAACCCTACACCCATCAATGTTCAACGCCCCCGTCCCATGCGCCAACACGTTTGCGGCTACCGTCCCGATCAACGGCTTGCGGGCGACTGTGATGGGCTCAAGGGCGGGCTTGAGGGCGGTGCCCCAGCCATCCCATTGCTTGGCGGCTTCGGTGACTGCTTCATTCGACAACATTTTATTACCATCTTCATAATATGCGTCGTCACGATAACCTTGGTCAGCATTACCTTTATTCAATGCAGCCATGCCGCCAGACTTTGGCCCATCAATTCTTTCTCGCTCTGCACCCGCCGCCTTATCAATCGCCTTGCTCACATCCAGCGACTTCGGGAACCCAGACCCGTAAACCCACGCGATCATGTCGCGGATTTCAAAGCCAGCGTCTTCGATGCGAACCGCCATGCGGTGCTGCGTCCGGGTGCCAGCGAACGCCAGCAGATGCCCGCCCGGCTTCAAGACGCGCAGGCACTCGGCCCATATTTCGACGGACGGAACATCGTAATCCCACTTCTTGCCCATGAAGGACAGGCCATAGGGCGGGTCAGTCACGATGGCGTCAATGGAATTATCAGGAAGCTCGCGCATCCGTTCAAGGCATTCGCCAAGCATGAGATTAATGTTATTGCTCATTTCACCACCTTTGCGCCCGGCCATATCTGTTTGATTGTCTCGACTGTCGGATTGACGCAGCCAGAAGCATTGTCGATCAGCTCTTTGCTGCTGACCTCGCCCTCGCCGTTCCTGACTTTGTGACCATCGACCTCGTAGACCGCAATCCAGTCGCTTCCGTCGAACATGTGCCACGGCACGAGATCCGGGTGGAGCGTGTGGGTCGGGCAACCTTCGTGCTGGTACTCAACCTCAATCGGGGCATCATGCCGCTCGCAGTGCCATGTGCTATCCTCTTTCGGGGTGCTGTGGGCGCATGTCCTACAATTCACATGCTGGGTCAAATGCGTCTCGTGGCAGAAAGAATGCGCATCGCAGAATTTACACTGATACCATGACGGGTCAGTTGATATAGGTGGAGGCATACGCTCAGACAGCGCCACGCGCTTCCCCCGCGCCACCAGCTTCTCAGCCATCTCTTTGTCATAGCGAACACGCTCGGTGTAGATGCGGTCGTTGTCCTTGCAAACTGCCACATATAATGCACGGTCGATTCCTGTCCCGTGCATGTAGACTTGCATTTGAGCGTAATGTTCAGGCTTTGATTTTTCGACACCCTTTTCCTCCACATCCTTGAATGACTTAAATGAGTGCGTCTTGAACTCGCCAACGTGGCGCTTGGCCGGGGCCTCCGGCACACCGCCATCAATGATGGCGTCAATGCTGCCCGACACATGGCAACCAAAATCCACGCCTTCCTGTGAAGTCAGGGTGCGGACCTGAATGCCGATCAACTTCAGATCCCTGATGATATTCGCCTCTTCTTGATGGCCGCGCCGGAACAGGCGCAAGATCCGCCCCGGAAACTTCGGCTGGACAGCCCAGCGAAACGACAGCCACATCTTGCGCTCGCAAATGCTGCCAAGCATTGACGCCCCCATATGCGGGCGGGGGCGGTCAGGGCGAGCTTCGTGCGCCCTGTCGATCAGGTCTTCGATGGTGTTTTCGCGGTCAGGGATTTTCATGCTGCCTCCAGAGGTAAGCCGGGGCGATAAGGCCCCGGCCATTGATGTTACTTCTTGGCCCAAGGAGGCGCGGCCTTTGCCGGGGCAGTGGCAACCGTCGCCACAGGCTTCGCCACAATCGACGGCGCACCCCCCGCGATGGGCTTGAAGCCCTTCACTTGGTTCTTGTCGCCGTACTGAGGCGACTTCTCAATATCCAGCTTGATCATCAGGCTGTGGCCAATGAGCTGATCGGTGTCGCCCACCTTCGCCAAGCCGATGGCGCGGCAGATGTCGCCAAGCTGCTGACGACCGATCTCTTCGGCCTTCGGAGATTGGTTGCGGATGTTGAGGTTGCCAAACACCACACGCCCCTGATGGGTCGGGCCGGTGATGTCGTAGCGCAGGGCAATGTACTCGCCGGTTCCTGTCTTCGTGGTCTTGATCTCAGCCGCCGACATGGTGGCCGAGTACCAGCCCGGAGGCAGGGGATCGAAGTTGCCGGTGTTGCCCTGCGGGAGGGCGCTGACTTCAAAAGTTTCACCAAGGCTTGCCATTCTACTGCTCCGTTGTGATCGTGAAAGAGGGTCTTCCGGGGGTCGCTGTGATTGCACGGGCAAATACGCTCTTCACGTTGTCGCCCACGCCGTCCCATGCGGCCATGCTCAGTTCTGGCTTCCAGCGGAACAGCACGCTCAGGTGGTCGTACATGTCATGTTCCGCTGCAATGTCTTGTGCAATGTCGCCATCGACCCTGCGGTTGATGCGAGATGCGATCTTGATGACGAAAGGCTCAGCCTCGACCTTCTTGGTCCCCTCGTCTGTTTGCTTGACCTCAAGAAGACGGCAGATCTCGTCTTCGATCAGACGGCGCTTCTCGACCGCATCTTTCTCGACGGACTTGGCCTCAAGCCATTCCGCCGAAAGCTGCTGAAGCGGTTTCATGCGGCACCCGCGATCTTCGCAATGATCTCGCCAAGGTCCGGGGCTTCCCATGCGCCAAGCTTGCCGGAACGATCCTTGGCCAGCCACAGACCGTCCGAGTCACACATGATGGCGCGTTGGGTGTTGCCGTCAGCGTCCTTCTCAACCCGCAGGGCCAGCACCTCATCGAAGAAGTAGGGCAGGGCCTGTCCCGTTTTGTTGCCGGGCATAGACGGCGCATACAGGATGCGCCCCATCTCGTCCGTCGCCTTCTCCAGCTTGGCGCTCATGTAGACATGGCGTCCCGGAAGATCGCGGAAGGCGCGGATGATGTCGGCCATCTGCTCCTGCATCGCGCCGTAAGCTTGGCGCGGATCTTTGGCGATCTTCTTCTCGTGGTTCAGAACGACCTCAGCGATTTCGCTGATGCTGTCGAGAGCCACGCTCTTGAAGCCCAGACCCTCCGGGGTGGACATCCATTCGAACGCCTCTTTCAGGTCGTCCATGCTCGTGATCTCAATATAAGGGAGATTGGCGTCCTGAATGGACAAGAGCCCGCCCTCAGCCGAAAGCACAATCGGCTCGGGCAATGTGCGGATCAGGCTCGTCTTACCAGCGCCAGCTTGCCCATAGACAAGCAACTTGACGCCGTTGGCAGACAGACTGCCGGTGGTCTTTACAGATATGGCCAACGTGGCCTCCTTGGTTTTGATCGGTCGGACCATTCCGTTCGATCAACACTTGCAATCTAGGCGAGCCTCTGCCATTTTGCAACAGGGAAATGTCGAAATTCCACATGAGGATGAAAAATGATGACAATCGAAGCAATCAGGCTTGCCTTGCAAGACCGGCGTATTAGCATGGTCTCCTTGGCGACCGGCCTGCATACGAACACGATCAAGGGCATCCGCGACAACGAAGACGCCAACCCGACCTACAAGGTTTTGAAGGCGCTCAGCGATTATCTGGAGGGGAAGTTAAATGGTTGATTTGACAAACATTTTAGGCGGTCCTTGGGTAGCACTTCCGACCCTCCCCCCCGAAGATCAGCTTCGTGACGCTATTGCCGCTGCTGGCCTTGTCCAGCCCCGCGAGATCCTGCTGGACGGGAAAATCCATCGGTTCGTTTCTGGAACCAAGGGGTCCAGCAGCAACAGCGACAAAACAGGATGGTACATTGCTTTTGGCGACGGCATCCCTGCCGGGCGATTTGGTTGCTGGAGATCAGGCTTCGAATCAACATGGCGAGCCGACATTGGCCGCAAACTTTCCCAGCCCGAAGAAATGGCCCACGCCCGCCGCCTGTCAGAAGCAAAGATATTGCGCGATGCCGAGACGGCGCGAAAACAAGAGGTGGCCGCGTCAACTATTGAAAAGATCTGGTCAGAATGTGGACCAGCCAGCCCAGACCATCCCTATCTCGCCCGCAAGGGCATCAAGACCCACGGCGCTCGCGTCACAGGCGACGGACGGCTGATTGTCCCCCTGTTCGATCATGATGGCGTCCTGTCGAGCCTTCAGTACATCGCCGCAGACGGCGGCAAGCTATACCATTCTGGCGCTCAGACTGGCTTTCGCTTCTGGCAGATCGGAACGATGGATGAGCCCGGCACCCTCTATGTGGCCGAGGGCTTTGCAACCGCCGCGACCGTCAGCGAGGAAACCGGGCGCCCATGCGTGATCGCTTACTCGGCGTCAAACATTGTCCCAGTCACCGGCCTGCTGCGCGAAATGTACGGGGCCACGCAGGACATCGTGATCGTGGCCGACCATGACGCCTCCGGTGTCGGGCAGCGATACTCGGAACAGGCGTCAGCCAAGCACGGAGCCCGCATGGTCATGCCTCCAGAGCCGGGCGATGCCAACGACTACAAACAGGCCGGGCACGATCTGGCGGCGCTGCTGGTCCCGCCCAAGGACGACTGGCTGATACCCGCAGATGACTTCTGCGCCCAGCCCGCGCCCATCTCGTGGCTCGTCAAGAGGTGGCTTCAGGACAGGGCCCTCATCATGGTCCACGGACCCTCCGGTGGCGGTAAGACCTTTGTGGTGCTGGATTGGTGCCTGCGCATGGCGGCAGGCGTTCAAGAATGGGCAGGGAACCGCGTTCGAACGGGAACGGTCGTCTACCTAGCGGGCGAGGGCCATCACGGTCTGCGGGGCCGCG